CCGAATAACAATTTGTACTTTACTGGTCTCCAGGAAATCTGGTCCGAGAACATCTTGTACTCTTCTAGAGTCGCATATGTATTTCTCAATTGTAATTCACTTGTTGGTTTAGGAAGCAAATTAATATTGCTACCATTCTTATACCAAGTTTTCATAAGTGAATCATACTCGCGTGTTAGAATAAAGATATCAATGATGTTACTAATTGCAGGATCAATACGATGATCAGCAGTTGCATAATGACGCCATTGGAACTTTAGATTTCTACGGCCTTTATTTGCGGTGTATTCGGTTTGATCATCCAAAGGAGAAATTTCACGATTACGACCAAATACTGGAACTGCATTTACCGACATCAACATACGATAGAAAGTACCAGAACGTTCGCCTTCATTATAAACGTAAATCACTTCGCCCGGGGTCAACACTGGTAGCGGATCACCCAATTGGATTGCCTTGATACCTTCAGTTAACGCATAACTATTGTACCCATATATATCCTTTACGCGCTTATGGAAAATCCATTCACCTGAGCCAATAATATCATTGAACGCTTCGGGATTATCGGGCTGGCCATCTAGATCTTCGTCTGCAAATGTAATTTTGACTCTACGTGGTTCCTGATATCCATCATCATATGTATATGTGGATTCCAAGTCCCATGAAATATCTCTAATTAGACCAGGGCTTGCTGGACGCCAATACTCAACTAGGACCGCACGAGGTGGTTCAACCGAATTATCAATTGCTGCGACAGTGGCTGCAAATGTTGGTCCGCTGGTGTGGTCCAATAGGCATTCATAATACGTAGTAATTTGCGCACCATTGTAGGTATCATTGATCTCAATAATATCACCAACCACATATTTCTTAGATTGTGTCCAAGGCTTTGCGTTGATTACCGCAGGGCTTGTATTGGATTCAAGAACCGTAATGTGATCGGTTCCAACCTTACCAGTATTTGGATCGATGCTTTTGAATTTCGATACAAAGAAGAACTTCACATCGTGCTTGGACTCAAACACATAACGAAGACCACGACTTGTAATTCTCCAATTGAGTGGGCTGTACTCACACTTTACGAGCCAGCTCGAATCACTTGTGCTTCCTTTGGTTTCATAATCAAATGCACCAGCTAGATTCATACGAGCAGCATCGATGAAATACCAATTACGGCTTTCAAAATCCCAACCAATACCGAATGTACGCTTACCCGAAATAAGCTGACCCAACTGTTCATATTCAGCAACCGTTAGTTCGCGACGAACTGATGGCATAACACGAAGCGCAGTATCACCAGTCTCGACTGATTCATTCAAACGTACTGGACCTTCATTGGAATTAAGGAATACCGCACCAGTGCCCTCGACGGAATCAACCGTAACCCAACCCGCTTTTTTAAACTTAACGAGTGCACCTTGTGAGATAAACTTTTCCACACTTGTTTCGGGTGCATGGACTCCCAATACAATAGCTTTCTCGTCCCATTCCTCAGGTGTTACTGGAGTGGTTGATGTGCGAACAAAACGACCAGTCGAGCTATAAATGCTGTTTGAGCTTTGTTGCCAAATAGTAGGTGTGCCACTGAACGTGAAATTGTATGCTCCACTACTGGACTTTTCCAGCCAATCCTGATACAAGAAATCTCGCATTTCTACACTTTGAAGTGCAGGTACGATATACGTGTAGATCATATCCTGAATAGAAAAGTTAGTACTCAATGGTAGCTCATCATATTTGTAAGCTTCTTCACGATACAAACAACCATCATCGGAAAATACATTTGCACTCTGATACGTACTTGTAGGATCATTCAAATCAATAAAGCGAGACTGACCCGAATATACACGTTCAATCGATTTGACTTTTAGTGCGGTATTATTGGATGCTGGGAAGTTATTGTAATCCTCACCACTAACCATACGACCTTGAGTCGCATACATTCCAGGTGCACGACGACGAATTTCTTCATCCGTTTCAGATGGTGCACTATTGATTACGTTCTCCATAAGAGAGAAACTTAGTACCGCTGTTTGACGTGTCTGGTTCGACGCCAAGTAAGGCAAACTGATTGCAATATTACGCATATCATCGGGTCGGATATTCATAGTCGTACCAGCTGATTGGCGATACCACAAACGAATATTTCCAGTCGGGATCGTTCCAAAACGACCATCACCGAAACGCAAACTAATATTGTCGTTGTCTCGTGTTATGACTTGATAGATATCACGTACTTCATTGCTCATACTATTGTAGGTAATATTCTCACCTGGCATTACGATCTTTGTAATATCATCCGATGGAACAAATCCAACACGCGACCATTCTGTTTCAACATCACCATCATCGCGTACGGTTTGTAGCCATACGTCAATATCGTTAATATTATTGATATCAACATCGATAAGACGGTTTTCGATTGGTTCCGCAATCTGAATATCACGACGCTGAAGTGTTCCCTGTTTGAAATACAAGAAGAACCCAGTGTCTTTTGAATTGTTACCATTTCCATCATTGCGATAGATCACATGGAAGCTATTTTGTGGGTTTGGTGCACGTTCAAAGAATCCACGTTGGGTTGTAAAGTCGACATTGACCACATCGAAATTGTATGAGATACCACCAATGTTTGTGCTGAATGGAATGTTACCCGCAGTGAATGGAATGTTTTCCATGCGATACAACTGGGTATTAATACCGCCAATGCTTGCATTCTTAAGAGGTGTACCAAACGGATTAGTTTGAATCAAACATGCATTCATAACCAAGATGAATTGTTCAAACCAGTTTGGATTATTAGGATCATCCCAAAGAATGACCACGTTGTTCAGATTTTTACCAGCAGAGTCAACCACATCTTGTGTTGCACGAATTTCAGTTAGTTTGACAAGGCCACGCGCCGGATAGTTACGACGTGGACTATAGCTGAGAAAACGACCCAAACGCAAAATGGATTCACGTGCACGGGCCACATCCATGAGGTTTTCACGAGCATTGATGTCCATACGGAACGCAAGGGATTGTCCCAAATACGCCATTAGATCCAAAAGCGCAACAAATTCAGAAGATTCAATCCAATCGTTGAAATCCTCCGGATAGTTTCGCTGGATATATTCCTTCATGGACTCACGAATTGTATCGAAGTCAAAAGCGTTAAAGTTAACTTCTGTGAAACTTTTGTAAATTGCAGTCCAATCCTGTCCTGCAAATAATTCACTCATACGATAATTCGCTGCCATTACTGTGTCCCTTCGCGAGTTCGCTTATCAAACTCAACACTAAAATTCTCAACCACACCCCATGGTTCAAAGTTGAGAACAAAATTAATAATTATGCCCTGGGTTACTTCTTTGATCTTCATACTATCCAGTTTAACTCTACTATCCGAGTTTACAACACGACGAGCTTCGTCAGCGATCAATTCAATGTTTCCCTCATTTAGAGGTTCAAAAAGTAAATCCCAAATTCGGCATCCGTAATCGGGCATCATAGCGCGTTCGCCTCTACTTGTATGAAAATGGTTCAGCAAGTCACGCTTAACTAGATCCAAGTCATATAGAGTCCAGTTACGATTGCGAACGTTATCCGCATCAGGATAAGTGCTAAAACCTTTAAATAGATGGCGGGCCATAATAAGTATCTCCTATTTTACATATTTATTTGGCTTTAAAATACTAAGTTAATTCAGAGGTTAAAATGAGAAAAGATCGAGTATTAGAGCAATTTACTTCAAAACGTAAAGCAAAAACAGAAGAAAAACGCGACACCCGCACCCTAGCGGATATTAAGATCTCGGACCAAACCCCAGCATTGGATGTTAAGGAACCTAGTGATTTCGAACCAACAATTATTCGTCCAGCAGATGACGAGAATTGGAAAGAGTTAAAAGATAAAAATTGACTACACGAGTGTACCAGCGTATCATTGTGGTATGAAAATCAAAAAACAAGAAATTTACATTAGCACGGATATCGAAGCGGATGGTAGGGTTCCAGGACTTTCCTCAATGCTTAGTTTCGCCAGTGCTGCATTTGATGTTGACAAGAATCTTCTTGGAACATTTGAACGCAATTTGGAACTTTTGCCAGACGGTAAACCTCATCCAGAGACAACTTTGTTCTGGAATGATAACAAAGAGGCATACGATATTACTCGTACAAATCTAGTGGATCCAGCAAAAGCATGTGAGGATTATGCTAGTTGGTTGAAATCGTTACCCGGTATTCCAATTTTTGTTGGGTATCCTGCTGTTTTCGATTTCAAATGGATTGACTATTACATGATTCGATTCACCGGTGATAATCCATTTGGTTTCTCTCGTTGTATCGATGTCAAGTCATACGCAATGCCAATGATGCGTAAAGCTAACCTAACTCATTGCGCAAAACGAAACATGCCCAAGTCTTGGTTTGATGATCTGCCTCACACACATGTGGCGCTAGATGATGCAATTGAGCAAGGTGCAATGTTCGTCAATATGCACCGAGAAATGCTTGGACTAACCAGGCTTCCGGATTTCAAACGTGAGGATACATGAGTAACAAATCGTTCAAAGAATTATATGATCTCGGTTACACTGCGGCCGCTAATGGCGAAAATAGAATGTGGTGTGCGCAATATGGCTTGGAGTGTTTATTGGGTTACGATGCATATTGGGAGCGATACGGAATGCAATAAAATGGGGCCATAATGGCCCCATTCTGTTATCCGAAATATCCACCAGTGACACGATCTTCCTCATTCACTTTAGGAAAGTATCTTCGCTCATCGCGGAAAAAAACCCCACTAACAAGTTCACCAGGTTTTACAACATATACTCCAGCTTTGCCCATTTCGTGGGCAAAGCTATCGATTGAGTGACCTTCAGCAAGTAAAGTTTCTGCTAGGATCTGTTTTGGCGTTTTCATATTCACCTCTTAAACTGGAACATAACGTGCGGTTGAAGTTCCAGGAACCATAGCCGCATTTAAGCCGATAAGTTTACCAGACGAGTTAAGCACTGGGCCACCCGCCATACCTGGTTTCAAACCATTTACGTCATTCGTTCTCATGACATTCAAGCCATAAACGATTAGACCATTAGGCCCAGTTCCAGGCCCCACATACTTCACAGTACGGTTTGTTTCACCAGTTGGTGTTGCTGGCATATAAATGAGTTTGTCACCAAACGCATAACCATATGCACGAAGAGGACCATCAGTGGAATCCATCTTACCAGCCATTGCAATCGGTGCCAAGTCCTTGTTATCTTTACGGATTCGAATATGCGCAATATCCTTAGATGGGTTCATTTGCACTAGTTCTGCAGGTCGGATTCTATCTCCGATTTCCACATAAACTATCATACCGATTCTCGCATTTTCAATTCCAATAACCTGTGCGTTGGTCATAAGAGTACCAGAGTAATCCACTACTACGCCTGTACCGATATTTGCACCACTAATAACTTTACCGATACTTAGTGGTCCATCATCGCCAACTTCAATAATTGTTCCGTTATCAATACCTTCTTCATATTCCGAAGGCTTGTTCGGATACTTGATTCCCTTGAGAATTTCTTTGAGTTTTTCCAAACTAATACCTGGTTTCTCACCCTTAGCTGTTTGCCCATTTGGTGTAGGCAAAGTTGGCCATTTACTAGCAAGGCACTCAATTAGTTCATCCTCAGTCTTTTTACCCTTTCTCCACTCATCTATACCACACTCTTTAAGTAGGAATTCCATAATGCTTTCCTGTAACGGTGCAGTAAATTTTTCATTCCCATTCAAAGGCTTTCCACCTTTGGCGTCGGTTAGGTTAGGCTGATCGATATTATATCGACCTACACCCGTAGGCTTGCCGGCTTGTTTTAGCTCTTCCTGTTTTTCCTGTACCTCTGCAACACTTTTATTTGCGAGATTTTCAGGCCCATCAGCAGTTGCGCTATAACCGCCATTAGGATCGGTATCCTCGGATTCTGCGATTGCGTCTTTAAGAGGGTTGTTCTTGTTAGGGTTGTCGCTACTTGATGAACCACTTCCCGCACCAGAGCCGCCGCCTCCGCCGCCTCCGCCGCCTCCGCCGCCGCCTCCGCCGCCTCCCCCGCCGCCGCCGCCGCCGCCGCCGCCTCCTCCGCCCCCGCCGCCTCCGCCGCCGCGGACCTTCATCGTGTTCTTCGACTTTGATACGTCGAACCTCACGGCTGAAGCCCAGGCCACTGGCACGGAGGCCGTCGCGGCCGCCAAGACGCTCGGCTCGGTGCGCGTGATGGTGACGGGTCACACCGACACCGTCGGTTCGCAGACCTACAACCAGGCTCTGTCGATCCGCCGCGCCAACTCGGTGAAGGATGAG